GCGGGAGGCGCGCATGACGACCGTCACCATCATCCACGACCCGACCGTCGAGCGCGTGCGCGAGGCGATCACGAAGGCCTGGGACGAGTGCGGCGAGGTCCCGTTCCCGCTCTACGAGGACGAGGCGCGCAAGCTCGCCCGCGCGGCGATCGGCGTGATCGTCGCGTCGCTCAAGGAGCACGCGCTCGCGACCCCCGAGGCGGCGGCCGCGCCGCTCGCGCGCGCCGCGCGCCCGTACCCGAACGCGGACTCCGCGAGGCTCGCCGGCTTCACGGTCGACGACCACTGCTACCCGTGGGTCGCCTACAAGGGCCCGCGGTTCCGGCCGGACGAGTGGCACTGCGTCGACACCGACGACGAGGCGCTCCTGCGCGGCGTCGCCGGCGGGGCGATGGACGTCATCCACACCGTGCTCGTGGTGTTGCGCGAGCGCGGCAAGCTGACCCCGTTCGGCGAGGCGGCTCACTTCCTGCGCGCGGCCGTCATGCGGATGAAGCGCGCGCTCGGCCGCGAGCCCTCGATCATCGACCAATTCCCGGGGGGGACGCGATGAGCGCCGGTCACAAGTGGAAACCGCTGAAACCATCGGCGATCCAGGGCCCGCCGGGTGAGGCGCTGGTCGCGGCGGCGATCAAGTGCCTCGGCGAGCGCGGCCTGCCGAACGACCGGGCGAGCGCGCTCGCCTCGATCAAGCGCGAGCTTGAGGGCGTCGAATATTTTCGCAACGACCTCTATCAGGTCGAGGTCCGGCGCTACCCCGACGCGGAGATGGTCCACCTCAACATCCGTCGCGTCGACGGGTATCCGGGGCGCGACTGGCGTCACTTCCAGCAGATCAAGAACGAGCTGGTCGGGTCGGAGTGCGAGGGCGTCGAAATCTACCCCGCCGAGTCGCGGCTCACCGACACGTCGAACAAGTACCACCTCTACTGCTTCACCGACCCGACCTATCGAATCCCGTTCGGGTTCTGGGACCGCGACGTGCAGCCCGGGTGCGACTCGACGCCCGGCTTGCGCCAGCGGCCGGCGATGCGACACGCGAGGGGGCGGTGATGGAACCGACCTACGCGCTGATCCCTCGCTCGCTCCACGACCGCAAGGCGCCCCACGGGGCGCCCTGCACGAGCTGCGGCCTGTGCTGCATGATCTCGCTGTGCCAGCTCGCGCGGCGCGTCCTCAGGATGCCCGAGACGCCGGGCCCGTGCCCGGCCCTCGTCCTCGACGACGAGGGCAAGTCGTCTTGCGGCATGGTCGTCGACCCGGCGCGGTTCGCCCCGGAGGCGGTCAGGCTGCACGGCGCGCCCGCGATGTCTCGCGCGGCCGCGCACCTCATCAACTCCGGCAACGGCTGCGACATGTCCCTGGAGGGCGAGCCGTTCGACGCGGCGTACGACGCGAGACTCGAGTCGGAGGCGCGCGGCCGGTGGCGGCTCAACCTCGCGGCCAGACACATGTGGGGGGTCTTATGAAGCTCATGATCTTCGTCGCCGGCCGGCTGCGCTACGAGCAGCCGTACTCGCTCGGGGAGGCGTGGGTGGTCGCGGGCGCGCTCGCCCTCAACCTGCCCGTGATGGCGGATTACTCCGGCCGCGCCGCCGCCGTCGTGGCGGACGGCAACGTCGTGTGGCTCATGGCGCGCGCGCGCGCGCACGAGAGGATGATCTCCTATGACCCCCGGTGACCTCAAGACCATCCGCCAGCGCGCCGGCATGGGCGTGGTCGAGTTCGGCCGCGCGCTCGGTTACGTCGGCAACGACAACACGCTCTCGGTCCACGTCCGCGCCATGGAGGCGGGGCGCCGGCCGATCATGCCGAAGGTCGAGGTCCACGCGGCTTGGATCAAGCGCGCGATCGACGCGATCGACCGGGCGCTCGCCCAGGGGACCGATTCGCGGCTCGTGTTCGTCGAACTGGACCGCGCCGGTTTCCGCCTCGTCCCCAAGGCGCCCGCGCCGTGACGGTCAAGGCGCCGGGGCAGCTCGCGCGGCGTTACCGCGAGCAGGGCGGGCGGTGCTGGTACTGCGACCTGCCCACGTGGTCGCGGCGCAACGAGACGCGGCTGCAGGCGCGCGAGCGGCTCGGCGTCGCGGCCGGAACGCCGCAGTCGAGCAAGGTGTTGCGCAAGAAAGCGGCCACCCGGGAACACCTCGCCCGGGTGGCGGACGGCGGCGGCGACGCGCTGCGCAACATCGTGATGGCCTGCGCCGGCTGCAACGTCCTGCGCGGGGACCGCGACCCGGTGACGTGGCGGGCCGAGGTCCAGGCGCAGCTCGCCGCCGGCACTCACTGGTGGCAGGTCTACGCGGCGCGGGCGCGCGAGCACCTCGCCGCGGTGGTCGCCGGGACCGCCCGGGGGCAGGTGTCCGTCGCCCAGGCCGCGGAGGTCCTCGCGAGCGGCCTCCTTGACCTCCCCCCGCGAGTCGCGGCACCGTGCCCGCCCGGCGAGGTAGGGAAGGGCAGGGAGCATGGGCGCGCGGCAGGCCACCAACCCCAGGGGGGCGAGCAGGGCGACGAACCGGCGCCCCGCGCGGCCCCGTCCTGAGCCCTCCGAACCGGAGGTCAAGATCGGGCCCGAATGGCCGGCCGACAAGGTCGAGCGCCGGCCCGTCGACCAGCTGCTCGGCCACCCCCGGAACGCGCGCTCTCACTCGGCCGAGCAGGTCGCCCAGATCGCCAAGCTCATCCAGCGGTTCGGCTGGACCACGCCCTGCGTCGTCAACGAGCGCGGCGTGATCCTCTCGGGTCACGGGCGCGTGATGGCGGCGCGCTCGCTCGGCCTCGCGACCGTCCCGTGCGTCACCGTGGCGGGCCTTTCCGAGGCGGACGAGCGCGCGCTCATGATCGCCGACAACAAGGTCCCCTCGAACGCCGAGTGGAACAACGCGCTCCTGCGCGACGAGCTGCTCTTTCTCAAGGCGAGCGACGACCAGGACCTGCTCGGGCTGACCGGCTTCGCGGGCGACGACCTCGTCGCGTTCCTCGCGGGCGGCGGGGCGACGCCCCCGGGGGAGTTCCAGCGCGTGGGCGAGGACCTCGACACGGAGTACTGCTGCCCGAGTTGCGGCTACAAGTGGTCGGGCAAGGCGGACGCCGGCGCGGCGCCGCCCGGCGAGGACGAGGACTGATGCGTGCCGCCCTGGCTCGTCATCAAGGAGGTCGGCGCCGCCTCGCGCGAGCACCTCGACCTCGCGCGCGAGCCGTCGCCCACCATCATGGCGGACGGCATCGGCGGCGTCTGCCGGCGCGGCTGGCAGTACTGGGTGGAGGGCGAGGGCGCCGAGGGACTCGACACGCCGCCGGGCGTCGTGCCGCGCGACGGTGACCCTGTGGCTGGTGACCCGCGACGGCGCGTTCTTCAAGAGGCGCCCGACGGCGTCGGCGCCGACCTGGCGCACCGACCTCGAGCGCGAGGTGTGCCCGGCGATCTCGGCGGTCGGCGTGCGCAACGCGCGCCTGTCGCGACATTGGCTGGAGGAGGACGGGTTGCCCGCTGCCGCCCCCGTGGTTGAGAAACCCCCGTACCGCGTGCCGTCCATGGCCGAGGTCAACGCCGTTCCTTGGAACGGATACACCGTCGCCTCGACGTTCGCGGGCTGCGGCGGCTCGTCGCTCGGCTACCGCATGGCGGGCTTCAAGGTGTTGTGGGCGAGCGAGTTCGTCGACGCCGCGCGCGAGGTCTACGCCGCGAACGCGCGCGAGTGGACGAAAATCGACGGGCGCGACATCCGACTCGTCCAGCCGGCCGAAATCTTGAAGGCCTGCGGGGGCTTGAAGGTGGGCGAGTTGGACCTGCTCGACGGCTCGCCGCCCTGCGCGTCGTTCTCGACCGCCGGCAAGCGCCACCAGCACTGGGGTCAGGAGCGCAAGTACAGCGACAAGGTCCAGCGCACGGACGACCTGTTCTACGAGTTCGCCCGGATCCTCGAGGGCCTGAGGCCGCGGGCGTTCGTCGCCGAGAACGTGAGCGGCCTCGTGAAGGGCGTCGCCAAGGGTTACTTCCTGCGGATTTTGGACAGGCTCAAGGCTTGCGGCTACCGCGTCGAGGTGCGCGTGCTCGACGCGCAGTGGCTGGGCGTGCCGCAGCACCGGCCCCGGACCATCTTCGTCGGCGTGCGCGACGACCTGGTCGGCGTCGAGCCCGCCCACCCCTCGCCCCTGCCGTACCGCTACAGCGTGCGCGAGGCGATCCCGTGGATCGGCAAGGTGCTGATCGGCGACCCGAACCATCATCGCAACCCGGGGACGAACTTCGCCCGCGGCGAGGTCCTCGGGGACGACGACCCTTGCATGACGGTGCAGGCGTCGAGCGGCATCATCGGGGGCACGGACGCCTACGTGGACGACGTCGTCCTGGTCGAGGAGCCGCACGGCAACAACACCGGCTCGCGCCGCTCGGTCGACCGGCCCGCGCCGGCGGTGCGCAACGCGAACGGCGGCGGCCCGCACTTCATGAAGATCGAGCGTGTCGAGCCCGAGAGCGATATCGGCCGATTCGCTATCGGCCGCGAAGCTGACAAACTTTCCGAGGGGCAGAAATCGAGTCGTTACCTCGGCCTCGTGCGCGCGCCGCTCGACGGGCCGTCGCCCACCGTCACGGCCGGCGCCGAGAAAGTGGCGGGCCAGCATTCCCGCGCCTCAGTGATCCACCCGACCGAGCGGCGCAAGTTCTCCATCGCGGAGCTCCGGCGCATCTGCGCGTTCCCCGACGACTTCGTGCTCACCGGGACCTACGGGCAGCAGTGGGAGCGACTCGGCCGCGCCGTCCCGCCGCTGATGATGCGCGCGATCGCCGAGGTGGTGCGGGACAGGATCCTCAGGGAGGCAGACCGTGTGCGGGATGATCGGAAGCTACGAGCTAAACCTCGACGTCGCCGCTAGGCTCGACCTCGTCGCCCACCGGGGGCCCGACGGCTCGGGCGTCGCGACCGCCGGCCCCGCCGTCCACGGCCACGTCCGCCTGGCGCTCCTCGACCTGACCGACGCGAGCGCGCAGCCGTACCGGTTCGGCGGCGGCGTCCTCTCGTTCGTCGGCGAGGTGTGGAACTGGCGCGAGGTCGCCCGCCAGCTCGCCGAGGACGGGGTCGCGTCCGCCCTCGGGGCGCGCTCCGACACCCAGGTCCTGGCGGCCGCGCTCGCCGCCTGGGGGGTGGCGGCGACGCTCCCCCGGTTGGAGGGGATGTTCGCGTTCGCGTGGTCGCGCGAGGGGACGCGCACCCACGTCCTCGCCCGCGACCGTTTCGGGAAGGTGCCCCTCTACGTCCACAGGGAGGCCCAGGGGGGCGGGTTCGCGTGGTCGAGCGAGCGCAAGGGCCTGCCGGGGCTCGCCTGCCGGCCGCTGCCCCCGGGGTCGTGGCTGGACCTCCGGACGGGGCAGCTGACGACGTGGTACAGCCTGCCCGACCCCCCGTGGGCGGCGGCGGGAGCGACAACGGAAGCGACACCCGAGCGACAACCGGGCGACAACGTCGCCGAGGCCATCCGGGCGGACCTGCGCGAGGGGGTGCGCCGGCGCCTCGTCGCCGACGCGCCGCTCTGCGTGCTGTGCTCGGGCGGGCTCGACTCCACCCTCGTGCTGGCGATGGCGAAGGCGGCGAAGCCCGACGTGGTCGCCTTCACGGCGGTGATGAGCCCGTTCTCGCCGGACCTCCGGGCGGCGCGGCGCGCCTGCGCGGAGTTCGAGGTCCCTCTGGTCGAGGTCCCGGTGCCCGAGCCGACGCGCGAGCTCCTCGCCGAGGCGGCGCGCGCGATCGAGATCCCGATGAAGGCGCAGGTCGAGATCGCGGCGCTCTGCCTCCCCCTCGCCCGCGCGATCCGCTCGCACGGGTTCAAGGCGTGCCTCTCCGGCGAGGCGGCCGACGAGCTGTTCGGCGGCTACGGGTCGATGTGCATCCAGGGCGCGGGCGCCGACGACGCGCTGTGGCGGCTCATCCGCGTGAAGCAGCTTGAGAAGATGAGCCGCGGCAACTTCGTGCGGTGCAACAAGGCGTTCATGGCGGGCGGCGTCGAGTGCCGGCTGCCGTACATGGAGCGGGCGCTGGTCGAGCGCGCGATCAACCTCGGGAGGGACGAGTGCCCGCCCGGCAAAGGCGCGCTCAAGCGCGCGGCCGAGGGGGTGGCGCCGGCCTGGGTGATCAGGCGGCAGAAGGAAACGTTTCAGGGCGCGAGCGGCCTGGCCGAGGCCGCCGCCCGCGCCCTGCCCGACGTTCGCCGCTTCTACGGCGCCGAGGTCCGCTCGGCCTTCGGCGAGGGGGTGAGGGGCTGAAGCATCGCGGTCTCGCGCGCGAGCTTGCCCCAGAACCGCACGGCGTCCTCGCGGTTCGCCGGCTCGTTCCACCAGCGGCTGCGCCCCGAGGGGTGCGGGCAGACCGCGACGGCGCCGAGCGAGTCCTTGTGGAACTTCGACCACGCGAGGACCGGCAGGCGGTGCAGGCGGAAGGCCCTCGCGACCTCGGCGCCGAGCAGCACCACGACGCGGTCGCTCACCGCCTCGCGCATCGCCTCGGCCGCGCGGCGTCCCTCGGCGGCCGGGAAGAGGTCGCCGCCCCCGGGGGCCTCGCCCGGCCAGTAGGTGACGAGGTTGCGCCGCTCGAACAGCTGCAGGAACATCGCGAGGTTGCATCCGCAGTAAACGGCGAGCCGCCGCCCGGAGGGTCCGGACAGCGGCGCGAGGCGGGGGCGCGAGCGCGAGGGCGCCTGCCCGATCAGGAGCGGCCTCACCAGCCGAACTCCCACGAGGGCCATTCGTTGTCCTCGGCGATTTCGACGGCGCGCGCGAGCCTCTCGGCGTCCACGGCCGCGATCCCGCTCATGTTCTCGGCCATGAGGGTGGCTTTGGTGAGGTCGAGGGCCTCGTCGTCGACCACGACCTTGCTGACCCCGTCGTCGTCGACGACCACGTACACGGGGACGCTCGCGATGAGAGTGACCTCGGTCATGGCATGCTCCAGTGGGCGACGGGGTCGACGAGGAACGAGCAGCCCCAGGCGATGCCGAGGACGACCGAGCAGGCGGCCGTCATCGCGGCCGCCCACCCGAGGTCCTCCAGCGCGACGCGCAGGCGCGCGCGGGCGGCGGTCACGACCGCCTCCCCTTGGCGTCGGACTTGACCACGCCGAAGTACCGGCTCTTGCCGCCGTCCTTGCCGGGCTCGCGGCGCAGCTCGACGCCGACGCGCTCGCAGGTCCGGCGCAGGGTGACGAGGCACGCCTTCCAGCCGAGCTTCTTGCAGATCTCGGCCTCGGTCGCCCCGGAGGCGCGCAGCACCATGTCGAGCATCACGGACTGCTTGGAGTTCTGCCGCAGGCCGTCGGGTCGGAAGTTCGCGACCTCGCGCGGCTTGGTCTTGACGTTCGGCGGGTTCTTGATGGCCGGGCGCCCGTCGCCGCCGCCCGTGGCCCGCTTGCGCGCGCGCGCCAGCGCGGCCCTCGCCTCGTCGTCGTCGTCGCGCTTGAGAATCGCCGGGATGCCGAGGCCGTCGTCGTCCTTGTCGTCCTTGCGCATCGGCTCGTTGACCATGGCGGTCAGGATCGCCGGGCCGGGCGAGCCGGCGTCGGGCGCGTCCATCGCGGTCGCGAGGGCGAGCAGGCCCCCGGGGGCCTTGAGGTCGTCTTGCTTCGGCTTCGCGGTCGCGACCTGGACGGGCGCCCAGGCGAACCGCTCGCCGACCTTGTCGACGACGAAGTCGACGCCGATCTTGGCGGCCTTGCCGAGCACGGCGCGGGCGCCCGCCACGCAGTTCGAGCGGTTCGAGTACGTGCGCGAGGCCGACACGGCGATCGCCGGGGTGGTGTTCTGCAACATGGTGGTTCTCCGTCTTGCGGCGGGCCCGGGATTGAGCCCCGCCCCGTGGGCGCCCGCCGCGGACCAGCGGGGGCGCCCCAAGGCCGGGGTTCAGCGCGCGAGCGCGGCGGCGAGGTCCTTGCGCTCGCGCGGGCCGGTTTTCTCGGCGAGCTTCATGTAGGCGCGTACCATCTCGGGTTCGCAGACGCGGCGCGAGCCGTCGCTGACGCGCTCGATCACGACGCATTTCGCCGAGCGACCCTCGCGCATACCGAGGACCTTGAAGGACTCGCGGCCGGCCGGGAACGTCTGGCCGAGCCACGCGGGGTCGAGGTTGCAGGGGACGGCGTTCCGCTTGAACCGCTCCGCCTCGGCGGTGGTCGCGTTGCCGTCCTTGTCCTTGAGGTTGGCGTCGCTCGCCTTGACGGTGATGCGCACCGTACCGTCGAGCTCCGCGACGCCGGTGCTGATGCCGTCGACCTTGAGCCCGAACGGCGCGAGCGCCGCCTTGATGGCCTCGTTCACCCGCGCGTCGATCTTGCGGTAGTCACTGAGTCGCATGTTAACCTCCGTCCTGTCTGCCTATGGGGATATTCCCCAAAGCCACTCTAAGCTGCGCGAGGGAGGTAGTCCACCATGGCAAAACCCCGGAGAAATCGACGTTCCTCGCTCTCGGCGGCCGCGCTGCCCCGCGGGGGGAATCAGTGGACGTTCAAGGCGCCGGCCGTCGCCGAGGCCTTCGACGCCCACGTGCGCGAGCAGCTCCCCTGGTACGACGTCGCCACCGGGGTGGTGCGCCACGTCGCCCGGCACTTCGTCCCCGAGGGCGGGCTCGTGGTCGACGTGGGCGCCTCGACCGGCAACGTCGGCCGCGCGATCGCGCCGGTGCTCGAGGCGCGGGGCGCCCACCTCGTGGCGATCGACAACGCCGAGGACATGGGCGCCGTCTACGCCGGCCCCGGGCGGTTCGTCGTGGCGGACGCCGAGACGTTCGACTTCAAGAGCCCCGCGGGCGACGGGGAAGGGCCCGACCTCGTCGTGTGCTTCCTCTCGCTCATGTTCGTGCCGGTGCACGCGCGGCGCGCGCTGGTCGAGCGCATCGCGGGGTCGGTCCGCCCCGGGGGCGCGGTCCTCGTGTTCGACAAGATGCTCCCGCCGCGCGGTTACGTCGGCGCCGTGACGTTCCGCCTCGCGCTCGCCGCCAAGTACGAGAACGGCGCGCCGCCCGACCAGGTCGTGGCGAAGGAACTCTCGCTCGCGGGCGTGCAGCGGCCGATGAGCGAGGACGAGCTGCCGGGGTTCGTCGAGATCTTCCGCTTCGGCGACTTCGCCGGCTGGCTGCGCGAGGTCCCGGCGTGAGCAAGGTCGTCGTGAAACGCCGCCGCCGCTCGGTCGCGGCGAGCCGCGCCGCCTCGCTCAAGGGATGGCGAACGCGGAGGAAAATGGCGGCCGCGCGCGCCGTGAAACGCCGCGGCTGTTGAACGTCCCCCGATTCGCGGTCCATGATCCTCGACGGTAAAAAGAGGAGGCAGGCGGATGCGACGGAGGCTCGATTTCTCGAAGGCGAAATTCGCCCACGGCCCCGGCGGGTGGGTCGTCTACCCGGCGGGCGCGAGGCCGCGCCCCCGGGGGCGGCGACGCAAGCGCGCCAAGGCCGCGGTGGTCAAGGCGGCGAACGTCGTCGTCAACCCGAAGATCGAACTCCCGCCCCCCTCGGCGCCGCCGCGGGAGGCGACGATCCAGCCCGTCGTCCTGCCGCCCAAGGTCCAGCCCGCGTTCGACGGCAAGGTGTGGTTCGTCGAGGGCACCGACCTCGAGGCGGCGACGCTCCCCGAGCTGCGGCTCAAGCTCCCCGAGGGCGTGGAGCTCGACCTCGGCGCCGGCGGGAGAGCGGCGGCGTGACGGACGAGCCCCCTGTCACCGTGGTGATCGGCCACTGGGGTGGTTCCCACATGGCGAGGCAGGTGCGCGAGAGGTCGCTCGCGAACCCCGGCGTCGTGCTGATCAACATCAACACCGCCAAGGGATACTGGGTCGCGCGCGACGGCATCGCGGTCCGTTTCAGCACCGTGGTCGCCTCGCGCGTCCTCCTCGCCCTGCTCGCCGCGCGCGGGCGCGTCGTCACCCCGGAACAGATGGTCGAGCTGAACTGGGGCGACGACCCTCAGGGCGGGGTCGACAACCCCGAGGGGCGCCTCCAGGTCGCGCTCGTCGAGGCGCGCGTCGTCGGCGCCGCGATCGGCGTCATCGTCACCACGCACCGGCAGCGCGGGTGGTCCGCCCGGCTGGCCGACGTGGGCAACCAGAGGAAAGCAGACCATGAAACTCATCCGGAAACCGCGCGACCTCCCGTGGTGGCTGATCCCGCGCTGGCTGCGAGAGGACCTCGCGCGGCGGGTCGCGCTCACGGGTAAGTCGTACCGCTCGTTCTCGCTCTGGACGCCGCTCGGCAGGCTGACCTTCACGGTCGGCTGCGTGGACGATGATAGGGTTGACGCGGCCCGCGATGGCGTGCCACGGAACCCGCCACGCTTGTGACGCCTGATTCCCCAACACGAGCTTTGTATCGGTCGCGTACACAGGGGCTCGCCGGATGACCACCGGCGGGCCCCTTTGCCTTTACCGCCGCTCGGTGACATCCTCCACGGCCGGGCGATTCCCGGCTTCGAAGGCAGGGAGGGAGACGAGCGATGCGGTGCGATAATTTTCGGGTCGTCGTCGGCGGGGGCGTTCGCTCCGGCAAGACCGTGGCGCAGCAGCTCGCGCAGTTCTTCGGACAATTCGAGCCAGCGTACGCGGGCTTCCGCCCGGTGCTCTCGCTCGCCGACCACGCGGCGATCGCGCGCGACCTCGCCGACCGACCCGCCGGCCACGGCACGTCGTACGTGTCGAGCCCCACCGACCCGTGGGGCGCCTCGCCCCTCGCCGGCACCCGCGACCCGCACGACGCACGCGCCCACGCGCGCGAGTTCCGCGAGCGCATGGCGGCCGAGCGCGCCCGCCTCGGCGTCAAGCCCCGTTCCGGCGACCCGAGCCGCTTCGGCAACCGCGTGCTCGACCGCATCTGGCCTCTCGACGGCCCGGTCGAGGGCGACGGCGAGTCGTAAGGGTTTTTGAGGCGGGGGGACTGATTAAAAAGGGACGGGGAAAAATGGCGGGCAGGCCGCAGAAGCCGGCGGGGGAGGCGATAGCCGCTGGCGAGCAGCGGTTCCTCCCGGCGCCCCGCAACCCCGGGGGCAGGCCCGCGTCGCTCGTCCTCGACGAAACGACCCTGCAAACCATCGAGCACCTCGGCATGATCTGGGCGAGCACGGTCGAGTGCGCGGCCTGGCTCAACGTCGCCGAGAACACGTTCCTCTCGTTCAAGAAAAAACACCCGGAGGCCGAGGAGGCGTACAAGCGGGGATGGGAGCTGGGGAAGTCGAGCCTGCGCCGCACGCAGCTGCGGCTCGCGCAGAAGAACGCCGTGATGGCGATCTTCCTCGGCATGCAACACCTCGGGCAAAAGGACCTGCGCCAGCAGTGGGCCCACCAGAGCGACCGCGACGCCGGCACGGGCGAGGACAAGCGCGTCGTCATCATCAAGGGCGGGCTGCCGGACGACCCCCCAGGGGGCGGAAGCTCGCCGCCGACCATCGACGCCGTCGCGTTGCCGCCCGCCACCGGGGGCGCGGACGGGGCGGGAACGAACGCGGGGTCGACCCTAAATCAGGACGGGGCGCCCGGCGCGAGCGTCGAACGCCGCGAGAACGCCGACGCCGACCAAGGGGAGGAACCTCTATGACCGTCACGACGACCATCCAGCTCGCGCACAAGCCCGACGACCATCCGGTGCCGGACGGCAGCTACGGCCCGTTCCACCTCCCCGTCGTGGTGGTGGTGAAAGACGGGGCGATCGTCGGGGTCGAGTTCATGAGCCGCGAGGGAGCGTACTGCCTGATGCTCGAGACGGGCGACGGACGCACGATCGCAACGCTGGCCTTGTCCGAGCCGCTGTGAACGCCCCGGGGGCGCGCGGGTGAGCGAGGTCATCGACGTCGTCACGCTGCCCACCCTGCACGGCGGGCAGGTCGAGGCGTGGCGCCGGCGGTCCCGGTTCTTCGCGGTGCGCTGCGGGCGCCGGTGGGGCAAGACGACCTTCGGCATCACCTGGGCGTGCGACGGCGCCGTCAAGGGCGAGCCCGTCGGGTGGTTCGCCCCCGACTACAAGCGCATGTCGGAGGTGTACGAGGTCGCCAAGGAAATCCTCGGGCCCGTGCTCGAGCGCAAAAGCAAGACGGCGGGCGAGATCAGGACCGACACCGGAGGAGGCGTCGACTTCTGGACGCTCGAGGACGAGACGGCCGGCCGCGGCCGCAAATACAAGCGCGCGATCGTCGACGAGGCGGCGTTCACGAACGACAAGACGATGTTCGACACCACGTGGCGCAAAGCCATGCGCCCGACGCTGGTCGACCTGCGGGGCGCCTGCATGGCGCTCTCGAACACCAACGGGGAGAACGACCAGAATTTCTTTTGGCGCATCTGCAACCAGCCTGAGCACGGGTTCACGACCTACCACGCGCCCTCGTCGTCGAACCCGCTGCTGCCCCCCGAGGAGCTCGCCGCGCTCAAGCTTAGCGAGCACCCGCTGGTCTGGCTGCAGGAGTATGAGGCCGAGTTCGTCGACTGGTCGGGCGTCGCGTTCTTCGAAAAGGCGAAGATGCTCGTGCACGGCGCCGCGGTGGCGATGCCGATCATCTGCGACTGCGTGTTCGCCACCATCGACACCGCCACCAAGACCGGCCGGAAGAACGACGGCACCGGGGTGACGTACTGGGCGCTGCTCGGCACCGCCCACCCGCTCGGCTACAAGCTCGCGATCCTCGACTGGGACGTGCAGCAGATCGAGGGCGACCTCCTCATCGAGTGGCTGCCCTCGGTGTTCGTCCGCCTCGAGGAGCTCGCCCGCGAGTGCCGCGCCCGCATGGGCTCGGTCGGCGCCTGGATCGAGGACAAGAACAGCGGGACGATCCTGCTGCAGCAGGCGGCGCGCCTCGGCATGAACGCGCACGTGATCGATTCGCGGCTCACCGGCCTCGGCAAGAGCGAGCGCGCGATCAACGTGAGCGGGTACGTGTACCGCGGCGAGGTCAAGTTCACGGGGCAGGCCTTCGACAAGGTGACCATCTACAAAGGCAACGCCCGCAACCACTTGCTGCGTCAGGTGCTCGACTTCCGGATCGGCGACCAGGACAAGGACAAGGAAGACGATTTGCTCGACACCTTCACGTATGGCATCTCTATCGGCCTAGGTGATTCAGGAGGGTTCTAGCCATGAGCTATTCGTTTTCGGTCCGGGCCGCGTCGAAGGCCGACGCCCTGGTGGAAGTCGCCGCCGAGCTGGACAAGGTCGTCGTCGGTCAACCGACCCACGCGAGCGACCGCCAGGCGGCCGAGGACGCCGTGAAGGCGTTCGTCGCCGTCGTGCGCGACCCCGGCGAGGGTGA